GCGACGGACCAGCCTTTGGTGAATTCGTGGATGTCAGCCATGTCCTACCCGATGCACAGCCTATTCAGGCCAGAAAACGCGGTTTCTCCCGGCAAAAACCGCCAAATGAGTGGCCTGTGGTGGAGCACCATAGAGGCCGAAATACTGTCTTTTACCGGGGTCCGAATTCCCCCCGGTGGCTGTGGATAAGCCCAGGGGCCCCGCCCCATTCAGTTTTCTGTGGATAACCTGTTGATATCCAGCCGGTCCGTTCAGTTTCGCGTTCACGCGCGCCAATGTGAAACATGGCCGTGAAACATCAGGGAGACGCTGCGGGCAGCGGCACCGTCTTCCCTGCCAAGGCGTGGGTGCAGTCGCTGAGGAACTCGATCAGCCCGTCGCGCACGAACGAGTGGCAGGTGTGGCACATGCTGATTCCGTTCTCGTCCGGACGGCCCTTGTCGCAAGGCTCAGCCAAGCCCCGCCGGTGCACCTGATCGTGCCAGTCCGCCTCATAGCAGCAGCCACCGCGCGCCAGGATCGACGGCTCCAGCGTCGGTCGGTCAGTACTGCCGTTGAAGCGCCATGCGCCTGGCCTGCCATCGACGGGGATGCTGTGATACAGGTTGCAGCCAGGGCATTTGAAGCTCAGCCGCCCGTCCCTGAGCTGCACGACGGCGGTCACGGCCCGATCTCGGATACGGACTTGCCCAGCTGTCGTATCTCGCTCATACGGCTGTCGCAGTCCTGCAGCGTTACCAGGTTGGCGTTGTAGGCATCAACCACTGCCTCAATCGTGCGCGACTCTGCCCGCTTGCCCGGACATGGTTTGGTCAGCCGCGCGTCGAGCGGCACCAACTTCTCGACGGTGACGTGCACCACTTCGGGCAGCTTCGGCTGCTCGGGCTTCTTCGAACAGGTGCCGAAGCCGCAAAGCGGCAGCAGCAGGATCAGAGCAAGGGAATGGAATCGCACAGCTGCATCTCCAGTTGGGACCGGCATTCCGGCTTCATCTTGGCCGCCTGCAGCGCTTTCTCCGCCTCAGTGGCACGGCGGCGGCCCTCGGCCGCAGCCGCTTCCGCACGGCTGGCTGCCACTGCGGCTGCCTTGCGTGCCAGCTCGGCCGCGGCGATAGACGCTTGGGCCTGGTCATTGACCTGCTCCAGCAGCAGCCCGCAGGCATTGGACGCGCGCAGGTTCTCGGCCGCGTTGGCCTCGGCCTTGCCGAGCTGCTTCTCGGCCTTCGCTATGGTGTCCTGGTCCTTAGCAGCCTGGCGGTCCTCGCCGCGCTGGCAGCCGGTCACGAAGAGGCCGCCAGCCACCAGCACGGCCAGGCACCAACGGATCAGGTCCGCATATGGGCGGATCGGGTCAGGGATTTGCATCAGGAGGCCTCCGCGACTTCAGTACGCGCGCGATCACACCAAGGGCGCCGAGAGCGCGGATCGACCACTTCGCCGGATCCGGCAGCTCGTCCATCCAGTTCATGGCTGCGATCGCGTCATAGATGTCCGGGAACAGGGCAACCAGGCTGAACACCCAGACCGATGCAAGCTTCCACGCGCGGCGCCACCCGTCGATCAGTTCAACCTTCATCGGACACCTCGCAGCTGTTTCAGCTCTTTGACGTCCTGCTTGTTCTGCTCGACCTGGATCGACAGCTTGGCGACCTCCAGCTTCAGTGCAGGCACGTCCGCCAGCTGGGTGTTGATGGCCTGCAGCTGCTGCTGGACAGTCATCACCTGCTGGGTGGTCACCTGCTGCTGACTGAGCAGGGTTTGCACCGAACCCACCAACCACAGGACACCAAGCACGGTGCCGCTGGCGAACGCGCCGACGAACCACTTTTCGACTGGGCCCAACGACAGGCGGGTGCGACCGTCCTGGCTCGGCTGGGATTCCATGCTCATGCGCCCCCGCCCATGGTTCCGCCAGCCTTGCGGTAGGCAGCCAGCAGCTTCTCCAGAGCGTGCTCCGGCTGGCCGTAACCTGCGCCAGGCAGACTCGCCCAGATGTTGCGCACGGCCTTGATGGCGTCGGTGATGCGACCCGCCTGGATCAACGGCAGAGCGCGGCGTTCGCGGATCAGCTGGATGGCCCAGAGATCCTGCGAGAGCGGCCCGAAGTCCGGCAGCTTCAGCAGCGCGCGGTAGTGGGCATAGTCCTTCAGCATGAACTGGTAACGACCAGACGCGTTCGAGGTCAGGCCCTTGCTGTTGATGGCCTTCGACTTCCGTCCGCGGGAGAACGGATGCACCGAATAGTCGGTGAAGATCTCCGGCACACGATCAGCACCGGTCACGATCACGTCGTAACCGCGGTTCTTCGTCGCGGGGCTGGTGCTGGTGCCCTCTGACCAGGCCAGCATCGCAAGGAAAGCGCAGACATTCACACCACCAGCTGCCGCCGGTGTGATTTCAGAGGCGCTGTTCATGCTATCGATCTCCATTGTTCTCCGCGCTTGACCCTGTAGAACTGGGTGCGGGAAATGCCATATCGGCTTTGTGCTGATGTCTGGTCGATGAGACCGCTTCGAATTTCCCGAACGGCCTGTTCATCAAGCACCGCTCGGTGATTGCGAACTCCCGCTTGGGCCGGCAATTCCTTGCCGCGCTTCGCGTCCCCGATCCTGCCGCGGGTAGCTGCGGACAATACCCGCCCACTCAGTGCTGCAGAGAGCTTCGATCTTGCGTGATCACTGATTTTTGAGCCGATCCGGGAAGCGCGAAGCTTCCTCCTTTGCTCAACTGAGATCGTCTTGCCCTGTTGCGCCAAGCCTATTCGCCGCCGCTCGTCAGCCGTATGAGAATGCCCACTCCACCCAAGGCCGCCGTCGGTGAGGTTGGCTAGCCATCCAACCTTGCGGTAATGCGCAATCCACCCCCTTTCTATGCTCTCCCAGTCCGAACCCGGACCGATCATTTCTAGGACGCGAGCCAGTGGGCTGCAGCCCTGTTCGGTGAGTTCGTTGATCCACGAGCAAACCGGCCTATCCGGACTCCGCTTCGCGGCTGACATATGGTTGGAAAGTCGTTTATCCAGTGACTGAGTGGTGTGGCCCACATAACAGACGCTGTCAGTTCGCGGGTCGACGAGCGCATAGACCATGCCGCCAGCCTGTTGAGCGGTGATCTCGGCCATCAGGGGTTCCTACAGAAAGGTGCCCGCCCCGCTGCCGGCTAGGCGCGAGGGTTGATCCGGTCGGGGAACGGGCATAGAGGACGCCGGGCAATGGCCCAGCTACGTGGTGTAGATCAGCTCGGTGCGTGCCACCCCGGCACCGCCTCCGACCGTGTATCGAATTGGGACGCTGATCCGCTGGAAGCGATCGAACAGCGCGCGCATCTGCGGGTGATCGTTGATGGTGAGGATCGCCCTCCCCTTCAACGCGCCCATCGCCGCGGCTAGCTGTTCGTACTCTTCCAACGGGAAGGCCTGGCCATACCCGACGGTCTGCCAATACGGCGGGTCCAAGAAGAACAGCGTCTCGGGCCGGTCGTACTTTTCAATGCACCGCTGCCAGGGCAACTGCTCGATCACCACGCCATGCAGCCGCATGTGGGCATCGCTCAGATCCTGTTCCAGCCGGAGCAGGTTGATGCGCTTCGCACCAGTCGGGCCCACCCCGAGCGTTTGGCCGTCCACCTTCCCGCCAAAGCTGAGCTTCTGCAGGTAGTAGAACCGGGCCGCGCGCTGGATATCGGTCAGCGTGTCGACGTGCTGCAGCTGTGCCCACCGGTACATCTCACGACTGGTCATGGACCAGCGGAAGTGTCGAACGAACTCGTCCAGGTGGTTCGCCACAACGCGGTACAGGCGTACTAGCTCGCCGTGCGTGTCGTTAAGCACCTCGATCTTCGCCGGCGAGCGCTCGAACAGCATCGCAGCACTACCGGCGAAGGCTTCGACGTAGCAGGTGTGATCCCGCTGGTTGATCAGAGGCAGCAGGTGTTTCACCAGGCGCGTTTTACCGCCCGGCCAAGGGAATAGTGTCTTTGTGTTCAAGTCTCAGCTATTGCGACATTTGTTAAGCAAACTGCACGCGCTCTCCGGAGGGCGGCAGGGCTTAGGCCAATGGCACGCGGCTAAAACGCGTGTACTGCGGCGGCGCCCCGATGCTGGCAGGCATCGGGGCGTCGCTCTGTTTTATGGTGGGGCGACGTGGAGTCGAACCACGCGAGTCACAGACGCCGGATTTACAGTCCGGCCCAGCGCCCATCTGGCAACCCGCCCCAAAAACGACGAACCGCAGGACACTGGACCTCCCGAGTCCAGGCCTGCGGCCGGCGCAAACTGTTACAAACCGACTGCGGACCGAACAGCGGTAGTCCGGCGTCGTTTCTCGCGATATGCGTTCTTGCGGTGAGCTTCGATCAGGCGCTTCATGGCGAAGACCTTCTGCAAGTCCACATCCTCAAGTGCCCAATCCTTGACTCTGGACATATGGGTCTCGATGGCCACATTGAGCGCCTGCTTGTGCGCTACGTCAGCCCAATCGAATCGGAACCACTCCCCATTGGATCCAAACGGGGCCAGTTCAACGTGAAGTTCCTTCTCAATCAACCTGGCCTGAGCACGGCTCATGCACTTGACCATGCCTGCCTTGACCAACGGGATTGGACACCCAGTCTGGATCGCGCCAATCCGTGAGTAAGGATCGTCACTTACTCCGATCTTCACGTACATGGGGCCTTGTGCGTCGCGGGCCATCAGCACATACACGTAGCATCGACCGAGGGCCCAGCGACCATTGCAGTCGTACACCCCGTTATGCGCTTTCTCGCCCATGGTCCCAATTGGACAACAACTCTGGTTCCCGCTGCAACTGCGGTAAGGTTCCTTACCGCAGTCGGGCGAATGCGGTAAGGTTCGCGGCGACTGCGGTAATGTTGCTTAATGAATTCCCGAACCAACATGGAGAGTTTGCAGTGGGCCACACCATCAATTTTGCCAACCTTTCGATTTCTGTTGACTCCATCGCCTCATTCGAACTGAAGGCAGAGCAGGCGCGCGTCGAAGTCGTACTGAAGTCGGGCAAGGACTACACGCTGTCCTATGCAAACGATTCGGAGGCTCGCAGGGCTTACAACAGTATCAAGTCGGCCCTCAGCGATGCCGGGTACGGCGCCACCCACATCCTTTTCTAACTCGATGTGATGGAGCAGCCAGGTACCTGCCTGGCTGCTATCTGTTGAACACCCTGCCGCTGAACTCCTTCCGCCCATCCTCCAGCGCCTGCCGCAGCGTTGCGGCAGCGATCCCGTACACGCGCAGGTAGTCCCCCTTCCGCATCTTGGCAGCCTTGGCAGCGTCCTGTGCGGCGATCTTCCCTTCAGGCCACACCATGTCGTTCACCGCGTCCTGCAGCACCAGCCTCATGCGCCAGCGGTCGGCCGGGTCATCCATTCGCAGCGCAGGCTTTGCGCCGAAGCGTCGCTGCCACTGAATCTGCCGCATCACACGCCTGGCCAGGGAGCGCCCCAGCGACGACAGGGACACTCCCTGCCCGCGCAGCGCCACCGCCAGCACGGCCTGCTTGGCCACCGAGTCACGCATCATCCCAACGGCACCGGCGATGTCGGCAGACGTCAGCGGCGGCATGGTTGACCGGCCGTCCGACGGCTCGCGGAAGCTCCCGCCTACCAGCATCCGGGCAATCAGCTCGAGCGGATCTCGCTCCAGGGTCGGCTCTGCCACCGGCATTCGGCCGTGCACCACCCTGACCGCCGTTGGCGCCGGCATGTAGACCGGTCGGTTCGCCCAGGCCCTGCATGCGCGCTCTTCTGCATCTGCACCAACATGCAGCTCTCCGCGCGCAGTGCAGCGCGCGCACACCACCTGCGCGGTTCGGCGGCTGCCGGCGCTGCCCCGCGCGCGCATGCGCACGTCGTCGCTGCCGCAGTTGCCGCATGGCGTCAGGTCCACCCCGGGCTCGGCCACTGCCGACATCAGGCCACCTCGCAGTTGCTGACCCAGCGGGACCGGCCGTCCTGCCAGACCTCCCACAGGCTGCCGTCGACCTGGCACCTGATGGGGCCCTCACTTCCTTCCAGATACAGGTGGTGGGTTGCCTCGTCCAAGCTGAGGAATTGGGGAATCATCGGGAGGTCTCCATGGTTGTAACGTTGGTTGTTTCCAGGGCCACGCCCTGCTGTTGAAGGAACTGCTGGGCCAGCGCGCGCAACTGGTTCTCGCCTACGTCCAGGCGCTCCACCAGGTGTTCCCCCGGGCTGCGCACGCCCTCGATCTGCTCGCGCTTCACCCCTAGGACGTCCGACACGATCGGGTCGCTGCCGCTGTCGGAGAGCAGGAAGTACGCCATGACCGGCTCCGTCTGGCCGTCGCGGTGCACGCGGCCGATGCACTGCTCGTGGACGCCGGGCGACCAGTCCAGCTCACCGAACACCACGGTGCTGCACACATGCTGCAGCCCGTCGATGCCAGCGCCAGACCGGAGGCTGATCAGCATCACCTGGCTGTCCCCGGCAATGAATGCCTCCTTCGCCGCCTGCTTCTGGTTCGGCGACTCGCTGCCGGTGTACATGACAGGGTTATATGCCGCCAGCTTCTCCTGCCAGATGTTGTAGACCTCTCGGTGCCACCCGAACAGCAGCACCTTCTGGCCGCTCTCCAGCAGCAGCCTGACGAACTCGGCCACGTAGGGAGCCTTGGCCACGCCGGTCGCCTGCCGCAGGAGACGGTCGAACTCGCCGGCGGCCTGCATCTTCTCGCCGCGGTACTGCTCGTTTGCCCGGAGGATGATCCGCGCCAGCGCCGCTGCGTCACCGGTGATGGCGTCCAGCGCCTTGGTGTCGGCCTCCACCTCGTGTGGGATCTTCGACAGCGCCGGCAGCTCGCGCCCCACTTCCCTGCGCGTGCGCCGCAGCATGATCCCCTGCCGCCGCAGGTACTGGCCGAACTGCTCGGCGTCCTGCAGCTTGGCCTTCTCCCCGGGCGCGGAGATGCACCATTCCCGGAGGAACTCGTCATAGGTGCCCAAGCAGCCCGGCAGCAGCGGGTCGACCACATGGAAGAACTCGCACCCGTAGTTGTAGATCGGGGTGGCGGTCAGGCCCATGCGCAGCCGTGCCCGGCTGGCCAAGTGGCGGCAGGCGCTGTGGATGCCGCTGTCCGGGCTGCGCAACTGCTGGCATTCCTCAAACACCACGTACTGCGCAATCTCCCCCAGCGTCTCAGCCCAGCCCCGGAGCTTGTGGTAGCTGACCAGGATGACGTCCGGCAGCGTGTCCCACAGATCCTTGATCCGCTGCTTCGGCTGCCGCACGAGCGGGTACGGCGCGCCTTTCCTGATGTGGTGCACGCGCAGCTGCGGCGCGAACTCGGCCAGCTTCTCCGGCCAGTGGTTCGGCAGCGCCGCCGGGTACACCACCACCGCCGGCAGGTTGCCCGGCGCGGCCATCGGGCAGATGCCGGTGACCGTCTTGCCGAGGCCAAGATCGTCGGCCAGCAGCAGCCCGCCACGGATGGACAGCTGCGCGCCCGCGACGCGCTGGTACTCCCGAGGCGGCTTGGCCAGGGTGAACTCCGGAATCTGCACGCGGCCGGCCAGCAGTTCGCCCAGGCTGCGCTCCATCTCCACGTGCTCGGCGGCCAGCAGCTGCAGCGCGCGCTCGGTGTCTGCATCCATCGACAGTGGGTAGCGCTGCGTGAACCACTGCAGCTCCCGGCTGTTCTCTGGCGTGGCCGACAGGTCGATGTATTCGGCGGCGTGCTGGCGCACGCGGGGGAACACGCGTTTCATGCGCGCGCGCACCTGCGGCTCGCAGATTACCCGCCAAGTGCTGCCGGCGGCGCTGTACAGGAGGGTTCCATAGGTCGTCTGCATCACAGTGCCTGCCTCTTCAGGCGAATGATGTTGAAGGGCTTGCCCTGCCAGGCCGGCCGGGCCACCAGCGGGCGTTCGCCCCAGCGCTCGGTGGTGACCAGCAGCACCCCGCGCACCTGCGGCAGGTTGATGTAGCGCCCGACCTGCCGCAGGGCATCGGCAAGCGAGCCGGCCACCTTCACCTCGATCACCAGGCCGTCCAGCCAGAAGTCAGCGCGGTTGCTGGCATCCAACCGGTACTCGCGCACGTGCGCATGGCCTGCGTTGTCCAGGACGCTGGCCAGAACCTCGTGCAGCTGGATCTCCGAACCGTAGCGATACCCGAACCCGGCCAGCAGCCGGCCGATGCCCTTCAGCTGCAGCTGCTCTGCCATGGCGGTGCCCGGCTTCACCGGTGCCACCTCCTGCTGCATGGCGATCAGCCTGCCCATCACGGCACCTCCGGTCGAGCGCCAATCGCTGCCGATATTGCAAATCCCATATCGCCGAAAGGCATGTGCGCCTCTTCAGCTGCAGCGATCATCTCTTCGGTCGGCTCCGCCGGCACCAGCACGTGGCCCTCCGCCGGCGTGAGGGAGGCGATGATGCAGCCCAAAGCACGCCTGTCCGGCTTCTCCATGTACTGGGTCGGATTCCGGATCACCCCTGCGCGACCGACCATTCCATCTGCCTCATACGCCCTGGCCAGCAGCTCCCGCGCCCGCTTCTCGATGGCTTCCATCACTTCACCCCCAGCGCAGCGCGCGCCTTGGCGTACTTCGCTCGTAAGCGAGCCGCCGTCTCCGGGTCCAACAGAGCCAGTCGCGATTCGTCGCTGTTGTCGGCGATATCCGCCAGCTTCACTTTGAGCGACAGGGGGTTCTGCCGAATGCTCCAGTAGTAGAACGCCTCGCTCTTGTTCACACCGCGCGTCAGATCGAACACGGCCTCCACCACGTCCTGCGGGAACAGCATGACGCGTGTCCCGAAGGCAGGCTGATCCTCCAGCACATCGTGGAGCCATGCCACCATTTCGGCGGCGTCATCGCCGGCGACTGCCGCTGCGACCCGAGCCACATGCTCGATGTAT